CTAAAAGTTAAAGAAACAATGGGTGAAAGCATTCAAAAACTCACCCACATTGAACATGTCCTTAAGAGACCTGATTCATATGTCGGTCCGATTGATATCGGCACTGAACCGTACTGGATACTTAACAAGGCTCGTAACACGTTCGAAAAGAAAAGTCTAAACTATTCCCCAGCGTTGCTGAAAATATTTGATGAAATTCTGGTCAACGCAATCGACCGAAACTCGGTCCACCCGAAGAGTGTTACAAACATCTCAGTGGAGGTACACAAGGACACTGGTGCCGTGACCATCGAGAACAACGGTCCTCTCGGGGGTATTGGTGTGCGAATGCACGAAAAGGAGGGGGTGTGGAATCCCGAACTTACCTTTGGTCATCTTCTGACGAGTACGAACTATGATGATACAAAGAAGCGTATCGTTGGGGGTCGCAATGGGTACGGGGCAAAGCTTACGAATATTTACTCCTCAGAGTTCTCAATCGTGATTAAGGACCACGAGACCAAGCAGACGTACACTCAAACGTGGAACAATAATATGACGGTATGCCACCCACCAAAAATTACAAAGCATGGGGGTGCCTCTTCGTCTGTGTCCATCACGTTTATCCCAGATTGGAAACGTTTTGGTATGACAAAAATGGACGCTGCAATTTACAAGATTTTTGAAAAGCGGGTATTCGATGCAAACATCTGCACAACGGCGAACTGCAAGGTGAAGTTCCAGGGGGAAGCACTCAAAAAGATGAGCTTTGAGGCGTACGCCAAGATGCACGAGGGTGTTACAGAGCTCTGTTCTGTGACTACAGACCGTTGGTCGGTGTGTGTTGGTCCAGCTGAAAATGGTCTTGAACAGGTGTCTTTTGTGAATGGTATCTGTACGACCAAGGGTGGGTCTCACGTGGACCACGTGGCGTCCCTTTTGGCGTCCGGTGTGATTGATGAATTGGCGAAGAAGATTAAGTTGAGACCTCAACAGGTCAAAAATACATTCAATATCTTTGTGAAGGCAACCCTTGAAAATCCATCATTCTCAAGCCAAGTCAAGTCTGAGTGTACCTCAAAGGTTCAAGATTTTGGGAGTAAGTTTGAGCCACCGAAGACGTTCATCAAGAACGCGCTCAAGACTGGTATTCAAGATGAACTCCTGGCGCTCTCCAAGTTCAAGGAGATGAAGGAACTCTCCAAGTCTGATGGAACCCGCAAGTCTAAGATTACCGGTATTCCCAAGTTGGATGACGCCAACAAAGCTGGGACTGCACACTCTGAGAAGTGTACGCTGATTGTGACGGAGGGGGATTCTGCGAAGACTCTCGCAGTCGCGGGTCTCTCCGTGGTTGGCCGTGATCACTACGGTGTCTTCCCCCTCCGTGGGAAGTGTAAGAATGTTCGGGATGCCTCTGTAGCGCAACTCACATCCAATCAGGAGTTTAATGATCTCAAGAAGATTTTGGGTCTTCAACAGGGGAAGGAATACACGACTGTATCTGAACTTCGGTATGGACGTCTGATGATTATGACCGACGCTGATAATGATGGTTCACACATCAAGGGTCTCATTCTCAATATGATTCACTATTTCTGGCCAAGCTTACTCAAGTTGGGCTTTGTTGTCTCTATGGTCACACCAATCATCAAGGCTACGAAGGGTGCCACTGTAAAGTCTTTCTACACAGACTCTGCATTCCGTACCTGGTACGGCAATGGACAAGCTGGGTGGAGAATTAAGTACTACAAGGGTTTGGGTACGTCAACGTCTGCTGAGGCTCGGGAGTATTTCAAGAAGATTCAAGACCTTACCGTCAAGTTTGACGCGGATGTTATGACCGACAAGTCCATCATCCTCGCGTTTGATAAAAAGAAGGCGGACGACCGAAAGACGTGGCTCCTCGAGAGTACCGCGAAGGAGGCAAAGGACCTCGAGGTTCCCTATGGGTCAATCAAGAAGTTGGATATCACCAATTTCATCCATAAGGACCTGGTCAACTTCAGCTTGGCAGACTTGAAGCGTTCTATTGCCCATATGGCCGATGGTCTCAAACCCTCCCAACGCAAGGTGATGTTTGCGTGCTTTCACAAGAATCTCAAAGATGAAATGAAGGTGGCCCAATTGGCGGCGTATGTTGCAGATAAGTCCTCCTACCATCACGGTGAGGTCTCTCTCGCAGATACCATCGTCAAGTTGGCGAATGACTATATGGGTTCAAACAACATCAACTTACTTCAGCCGTGTGGTCAGTTTGGTACGCGTCTTATGGGTGGAAAGGATGCGTCTCAAACGCGTTACATCTTCACCAAGTTATCCAAGGAGACTCGTAAGATTTTTGACCCCCGTGACGACCCAATTCTCAACTACTTGGAGGATGACGGTCACCAAATTGAGCCAGACTTCTACATGCCAACACTTCCTCTCGTACTCGTGAACGGCACTGAGGGTATCGGGACTGGTTTCAGTTGTTATGTACCACCCTTCAATCCCAAGGATATCAAGGAGAACATCCAACGAATGCTTGATGGTAAGGCTATCGTACCTATGCGTCCCTGGTTCAAGGGGTTCAAGGGTGTGGTACACAAGGAGGACGATACTTGGATGATGGAGGGTGTGTGGAAGTGGTCGGGTACAAATATTGTCGTCACAGAACTTCCACCAGGTCGTTGGACGCAAGATTACAAGGAATACTTGGATGGTCTCGTTGAAAAGAAGTTGATTGGTGGTTTCACAAACAACAGTACCACGGAGGATGTTCACTTTGAAATCTCAGGATACACTGGAAAGGATCTGCTCAAGGATCTGAAATTGCGGAAGACGTTCCACGTCTCAAATATGCACCTCTTTCACCCAGTCAAGGGTATCTACAAGTACTCAAGCCCCGAGGAGATTCTCAAAGACTTTGTGGAACTTCGCCTTGACCACTATGTGAAGAGAAAGGCGCACCTCATCAAGGTTCTTGAGACACGCGCCACTATGTGTGGCTACAAATCAAAGTTTGTGACTATGGTTATCGAGGGAGATATTGTGGTCTTCAGACGCAAAAAGCAGGATTTGGAGCGACAATTGTCTGCAATCTTCCCCCAAATTGGTGGAACCTATGACTACCTCCTCAATATCAAGACGGTGCAGTATACCGAAGAGAGTGTGAAGGCTCTCATTGATGAAGCAAAGCAGGCGAGAGCTGAATTGGAACAGATGAAAAAGACAAGTCACATTGATATGTGGAAAACTGATATTAAAAATATGTAGGCAATAGATAAGTATGGGTGAAGCTGCGAAAATATCGCTCAAAGCTATTGGGAAGCAAGATACGTATTTGCTTTCCAAAGATCCAGAAGAATCCTTCTTTAATTATACGTTGGATAAAAGACATTCAGAGTTTAGAAAGTATCACAGAAGTAAGAATGTTGTAAATCCCGGGACGATACAGAACTGGCCATTTGGTCAAACCATAAAGGTACAATTCAATCCAACGAATATGGGTGACCTTCTCAGTAATATGTATGTGAGCATAACTATGCCGGGTATAAGTGTTGGTAATTACGCTGACCAATTGGGTCGACATATTATCAAGAGTGTGACGATGTTTGTGGACGACATTGAGGTTGAGAAAATTCACGACGACTGGGGGATTATCTATGATGAACTGTATCTAGAAATGTCTGAAAAGGTAGCTAATAGATTTCTTGTAAATAGAAATTTGGGATATGATGATTCAACTCTAAATGATGATGTCGCACGATATTCATCGGACCTAGTGATTCCAATCCACTTCTTTTTTTCTAGAAAGTATGCGAGTGACGAGTACATCTCAAATAAACCAAATAGACCATACTTCCCAGTGTGTGGGGTGTACCGTCAAAAGATTACGTTTGAATTTGAGTTTCACAAACAGTCATTCTTTACGGATACAACGGATGCCCTTGAACTTCCATCATTTAACATAATCACGGAGGAAATAACAGTCTCCCCAGAAGAACGAAAGTTCTTTGCGAATGAGAGGCAAACATTCATCACAGACTTGGTACGAAGACATCCAAGTATCATAAGTGAACCAAATAAGTACACGATACGAAACAACCTGGTCCCAAACATTCCAGTGAAGTGTATACACTGGTTTCTTCGTAATACCAAGTTTGAGGATGAAGATACAATCAAAGAAGTTGGTGAGAATGACGAGGAACTGTTCTATGTTCAAAATCGATTTAACTTTTCATCGAATGTGAGCTTTGACGAAATTCAAACATTCTTTGACCCAATTATGGAAAGTGCGAGTTTCTATATTAATGGAACTAAAATGCCCAATGTAACACAAACAACGCACAACTACTACAAGTATCTCGTCCCATTACATAACAGACTGGCGAGACCTTTCCGGAATATATACACGTACAGTTTCTCGATGAATCCGGTAAATGTGGAACCATCGGGGAACTTGGATTTTAGTCAAATACAATCTGAAAAAACAAACATAGAAGTGACGCTAGACCAGACCGAAGTTGATACGAGTTCAAATACATACTCATTAAATATGTACTACACTGGGTATCAAACGTTTGTATTTGATAAGGGGTTTATGTCGATTGCTTATTAAATAAACACTCGCGATTACTACTGATATAATCAATAATCTTATTCTTAATGCACCATTTGATGAAATTTAATTGCGCCAACGTTGTTTGGATTTCATCTGATGTCCCAGGTACGACATAGGCGAACTTTTGTGACCGACAGAATGGGTCAAACAACTTTTTACTGTACCCGTCAAGACTTGACTTGTAGGCACAGTGTACGGTAAACAATTTACCATCACCAGTTTGGTAGGATGTGTGGTTCTTTTTTGCGTAGTTTGTGATAAACCATTCCAGATTTCGGAGTGATATACCACTAGATTTGTCGAGTATAGTCAGTAGTGTAGTTCTATTCTTCGCATTGTCGTAAAATTGGTTGATGGATGATAGTAGAATATCGTTTTTGCTCATTATTATATAATAGTATCAAAATCTATAAGCTCGTTTGGGGCTTCACACCCCGGACACCCTCTTACAAACATTTGCTCCGGACCGTGATTGTGAATACTCGAACACGACATAGTTCTCTGCTTCAAACGGTCTCGCTGTCCTATGTGATGTCTACAGTACCCTTCGTGAACACCTCTAAATGTACAGCGCTGTCCATTCGATTTTGTACCTTTACACACTGAACCCGTGTGCACTTTTGGTATGTCTCGGAGTAATAAATCGAGGGCGATGCAATGTTTTTTTGAAATTATTTCGGCGTATTCATTGATGATAGCATTTACCCTATACTCCAATTCCTCGTCGACCAGGTCTGTAATTTTATCATAGAGACTCATTCCTTACTATCTTCTAGCTCGTATTTTTTAAATAGGTCATCCACGGATTCATTCTTTGTAACTCTTGCTTCTTTGATACGACCTCTAAGAGCCACCAATGTCCCAGTCTCCTCGAGTCCAAGACGCTTACACTCTGCGATGAGGTCGTCCCTCTTCATCGTACTGAGTGCGGGTTCTCGTTTGGGTTTTGGGGGTTTGTGTTGGTTGATGATATCACCGAAGATTTCCTCCTTCACATTCTCGTACAGTGGGTCCAGAAGGTCACACACGGGGTTCAAAAACTTGTTGAGGAAATAATAATGATAGTCCACCGGGATGTTATGTTCTTCAACATATTTGGGGTCTTC